GTTCCTTTTTGGACTTCTCAAACATCTCTTTGTATGTTATTTGCATTCTACATCCTCTGGCGTTTTCCTGTATTTCCTATTCAATGCTGCTATCCTTAAATTTTCCCGGTGTTCTGCTGATAATTTCCTTCCAGACAGAGCGTTACTTATTCGGTTCCGGTGCGTTTCTGACAATGGAACGTCTTTGTGTGATGTTGACATTTTTTTACATGTTTCATCTGAAAGCACCTTTCCCGTATGCCAATCAGACATTCTCTTTTTTGCCTCTTCTGTGTGCTTTTTCCCCGAAAAAGTTGCCCTTCCAATTGATGCCAAACTTATCTTTGCAAGTGCTTCTGGCGTATGTTTGCGGCCAAAGTTTGGGTTATTCTCACCCTTGGTTGCTTCTGATATGTGAATTCTATGTTCCGCACTTAATATCTTCCCTGAATGAGCTTTTGACATTTTGGTCTTAGCCCCTTCTGTATGCTTCACGCCGGATGTGTTCCCGGCAACTGAACAAATATTATAATCTGATTTTTCATCAATATACTGTTGTTCACGTTCTAAAAGCATATCTTTTGAGCAATATTCGAGGATATTAAATTCAAAACTGCCATACCCATACTTGTTCCAAGCGTTTTGTAAAATAATATTCTTATGGGTTCCCTTTCGTAAATTCCCAAAATGTCGTGTCCGTCTCTTGCGAAGATGTACCGCACTACCAATATACCGCTTGCCATTTACGATGTTTTTTATCGCATAAATACCGGATGTTTTTAGATTTGATTTCATACATAACTTATATCAAGGCTTTATTGATCTGTCAACACTTTATTATATTATATCTGGCCTTGGGATCGATTTATCTCCTATTCGTGCTTGCTCGTCTTCCAATGTTACATCTGTGGCAATAAGTTCCTTTTTTTGTAAAAGTGAAAAAAAACCTTGATCTGAAAACCCCGGCGCTCCTGACATCCAGGCTTTCAGCCATTCTGCAAGCTCCTGGTATGTGACCTCCGGTGGGAAAAACTCTTGATTTAATGTAACGCTACAAACACCCGTTGCCCCTGCCCATTCGCAAAACGTATCAAGGGCGTTGGTCAAACCGATTGAAAGCGTGGCTGAAATAGCTGATAAAATAGAGGCCTCCCCAGCCCTGTATATCCTTGCCGTTTGTGCGGTTTCAGTAGACTTGCGTTCAGACGCCAACAGCCGCGCTCCGAGTATCGCCATACGGTCCTCGTCAGCCTTCATTTCCTCGGAGATGGGTTTCAAGCCTTGCCCTGTGAATTCAAGATATTCAGCTTTAGCGTTTGGGTCAGAAAAGCACCAGGCAGTCGCAGATCCAATATAGAGCTTATCATCTTTATCATCCGGCGCATACCCGGCAATCCAAGCAGTAGGCAACCCGCCATAATGCAGACCGTGTTTCAGGTCGGCGCTCAAACGATAATGGTCAAGGTTTACGTCCATTAAATCAACTAACGGTGGTTCATCCATGTCAAGGGTCGTATCGTCAATACCGATAGGATAAAATGGGATGTATCCCAGCGGCTTCCCGTTCATAAGTGGGAAAAGGTCTGATCCAATCTGTTCTTCAACCCCATCCTTTTTTTCGTCAATGATTCTATAAACCCGGACTCGGTAAACTAACCCTTCGTTTTCGTCCACACCCTCAGCCGCTGGGCGCTGTGCCAAGTCAAGCACCCTATACCTCTTTTCAATTTCCGGATTCTCAAACCCTTTTGCCGGTTCAGCGTGTGATTCTAATAGCCTAACTTCTGTCGGCACGGTCTGGTTGTTCACGCTGCCGGTTTTCCAGTTATAAATAGTTTCGGCCTTATAAAGCTGCATAGTAGGACGTATGTTCAGCTTTTCCGTGTCCGCCAAGGTCATTCCTTCGGTTGCTTGTGCCGGATGGTCAACCAGAACACCAAGCCGCCCGGTAGACAAATTCTCAACCGTGCATTGCTGGCTGAAAACATGAAGGTTGACACCCGCCCCAGTTACATCCTCAAGCATCGGTTCAACAGACTTAGGAACAACAACCGCCGGGTCTTTCCGGAAAATCATACCAGCCAGTGCCGAAACTGTGCGATACGTGAAATTGACGAAACTTGCACGCAGCTTATAAGCCTTGTAGTCCTCATCGTCTTGATCTTTTAGCACCGGTAAGAAAAGCTTACCAAGCGCCTTGACCGCCCTTTGGCCTGCTATGGTTGCCCGTGCCTTTACCCACTGCGGCTTCATTTTGTCATATTCTGGATGTATTATATTTACTGTTGATGACATTTTAATCTCCTTTATATCCTTAGACCAATTTTACCAACCAATAGTTTTACTGCTTGCGCATATAGGCATATCGGCGTATGGGGTTGCCCCCTGTCAAGCTCAACATTACAAAAGATACATTCCCCTTCATTTTTTCCGTTAACCTGCAGATCTTCCTTTATAAACTGTTCAAGAAATTCAATTATTGGACGTTCTTCTGCCATAATCTTCACCTTATTGGCTATCATGATATCGAAAATACATATTTTTTCCATCATATCACTCTTTTTTTTGAGCTAATTAAAGACTCAACTTCATCTTTAGTTAAAGCAACATTAACTAATTTAGCACCATAAACTAATCCATGCACCGGTTCATGGTCTTTATCAGGAAAAGTATCATACCAAATATCGGGCGTCATTCTTTTTAAATTTTTATCTATCTCTTTAAGTTGTTGGTTTAAAGATTTCTCTACCATAATTGGCTCCTTTATTTTTGTTATGTGCAGGTTCTTCCCGTGCTTCACTTAACATATCACATAACAACTCTAACATGCAAAGACTAAATAACATTCGTGGCGTTACTTTCTGGCCGTCGATGTTGTCAAAAAACTCCGCTGCCTCTTCTGGCGTTACATATGACTCTTTTTCCATTTTTTCCTCCTTAAATACCAGATATAGCCATCCTGCTCATGGGTTTTATAATCGGCATTTCATAAGCCACAAAATAACTGAAAGCCTCATTCATGTGATCGAAGCCCGATTTCTTGTCAGGCTCACCGTTAGAGTCATACGCCTGCTGCTCTAAACACCTGGCAATCGTCGGGCACTCCTTTGCATTTACGTGGATCTTGCCCACCTCAAACGCTTTGTTTGTTGCAAGTATCCTGTCTTTTGGTGCCGGGTTGCGTGGATTGTTTCTGACAGTAAATCCAGCCTGTGAAAGAAGCGACAAGTCTGACTTTGAAGCATCAACAGATTTCCGGCTCTTCCCAGTTGCATCCGGGTACATGATGATCCTGTGGCCATTCTCCGCCCATTTATACTTAATAATTTTAATAACATCCGGTGTGTCAAACAGGTCTTTAAGCTCTGCAGCTGCGTGGAAGCCATCCTTGCGCTGCACGAAGATAGCCGAAGCCATTTTCTCCACGTTGAAGTCCTGGCCGATAAAAAGAGGTTCTTTGTCAATTATGCGTTCTGTGGAGTTGCACCGCTTCCGGTTATAGTTCCGAAACACGGTCCCACTGGTCAGATTCGTAAACTGCCCGTCAATATAAGACTCGATTAGCTCTTTCGGGTATGATTCCAGCAATGAGGGAATATAATCATCGGGCAGGTTCTTTTCGTTGTCATAGGTGCTGACCTGTACGAGGCTATAGTTTTTTAACAGACCTGGATCTTCCTGGGGGAGCTGGACGAATTTCTTGTGGCAAAATCGAAATCCTTCAGGCGTTGAAGCTACATCTATGCCATTTTTAACGCCTTTGGATTTATACCGCATACGGGCAATGATCTTCTGCCAGGATTCTTCAGCTTTATTTATCGGCAAAGTGTCAAGTTCATCAATTAAGGCGTGGCCGATCTTAAAACCAATAATATTCGCTGGTTTATCCATACTACGACAGATCGTTGTGCCCCGATACTGCCTGCCGGAATAAAAAGAGACCTCATGGACGCCTTGTTTTATTTCAACATTCAATCCGAAAGCAAAGGCCACTTCCTCGATAGTCGGATAAAATATATCTCTGACCATTGAATATGTCGGGGGAAAATACCCTTGATTGACACCTGGATGCTCCCAAAAGTGTTTACACATAGCCATACAGCCGGTGTATGTTTTAGACGAACCAAAGCCGCCGATAAATGCCCGGAACTTCTGGGGCATGGGGAGGAATCGGCCTTGTGGTTTATTGGCCTTGATTTTTAATTTCATTTTCCTTAATTTTTTTATCAAAAAGCTCTTTTAAATGAGGCAACGCATTTTGTGCAAAAGTTATTCCATCGTCAAATGGTTGAACGTGTACTTGGAACGTATCTCCTGGCATTTCATCTTTAATGTGCTCACATATATGTTTTAACCCTTTTACCAATTCCATCAATGTTCTAATAACAATCAAATCATCTTCTGTTGTTTTCATGTTTCCTCCTTTGGTTTTGACGCATCTTCTATCTCAACTATATTTACTCAGCCTTTGCAAAATCTTTGTTAAAAAATCAAGAAGTCGATCTATTTTTAACGCATAGCTAACTTCCAATATAAATTTACGGTAGGCTTCATCAAAATCTTTAAACTCTTTATTTGCTTGCACTTGATACCTCAATTAAAACTTTGACCGGCTGAGCAACCGCAATATCGCCTTCGTCAATTGGCTGGTCCTTCATCCCAAGAAAATTCTTTGCGTGAAATATCCATACAGCGGCATTGGTTTTAGCTAACTTAAAGCCCGTCTGACGCAGACTTATTATACCACCAACCCGTTTTTCTTTAAAAACAGTAAAGAATGTTTGCCCGTAGATATCTTTACACCATCGCTCAAGTGTCGGTTTTGTAACATCAAATACCCGACAGATATCAAGCATGGTACATTGAATACTACATAACCCCTCAAAGACTTTCTTGTCGAAGTCTTTTTTTGGCCTGCCCATCTTCTTTGGGGCTTTTGTTTTTGGCTTTTTCTTCCTGATGTTCTTTTTTACCCTTGGCATATTAGTATCAAAGCATAGTTTTAATGTGGCGTCAAGTCCTTGCTTGTAGGTTTACTTCTTAACCTCAATCACAACCGGATACAAAGCTTCAACCATTTTCTTGTTTCGTATAAATTCAGGCGTTTCATATCCCTTGACATCAACAAAATGAATAGATCCGTCTTTGTGAAACTCAACAAAATCCACTCGACAAACTACATTTCCAGGAAGATGAAAAGGCGCCTGCCTGAGAAAAAATATAATTTCTCCCACATTATCTCGTAGCATACAAAGCTTATCGTAATACCT